ACGACCGGGAATACAACGCGATCAAGCATCGTCCCCGCAGATGCGGCGTTGAACACCCCAGCCTCTGTAATCGCACCAGTCGCGTCGCCGGCCGGAAAGTTGGCGGTAAAGCTGAACGCCTTGGTGCCGGCTGTATGCGCGTAGGTCGCCGCGTTGCGGTCCAGCTCGGTCGCCAGTGCGGTCTGGCCGGATGCTGCTGCGGTGGTGCCGGTGCCAAGAGCGATGTAGCCCATGACCCCAGGCCGGCTTGCAGCCTTGCCGATGGCGTCGGCGATGAAGTCGAAGCCGACGTCGACGATGATGTTGTCCTTGTGGACCGTCTCGACGTCGCCGTTCGCCTTCTTGAGCACCAGGGTGATGGCTCCGTGAAGTTTCATGGTTTCCTGAATCATGGTTTTCCTCTTTCCAAAAAAAATGGCGTCAAGCCTTTCGGCCCAACGCCACGGTTGAAGCTGCTCGCTGGTCAGTACAGACGCAGGCTGGTGTAAGCCCCCGCTGGTGTGAATGACGCGCTTGCGCTCTCCACGTCGCCGCCCATCTTCCCGATGAACAGCCTCCGATCGGCAGCCGTCTGGCACACGCCGATGCAGATCCGGTCCTCGACGACCACCTGGTACTGCACGAACACGCGCCGCGACAGGTGGTCCTCCAAGAAAAACTGCTGCTGGTCAGCGTCGTAGCCGACCAGAAGCGAAATCCCGGCACCAGCGATTGCCCAGATCACGCAGGTGGTCACCTCATCGGGGATGAACCAGAACGACGTGTGGAACACGGCTGGGATGCTTACGCTCCAGGACACTTTGGTCGTGTCCTTGACGGACAAGCCGTCTCCGTAGCGTCCGTCGTCGTATCCGATCCCTGCGGACTCGGTAACGGTCGGGTTGCCGAAGCCAGTCAACGTTCCGTTCAATCGCCAGCCGTAGATCTCGCCTTCTTGCAGGGCGTCCTCCTTGGCGATCTGAAAACGCGCGTCAACGTTGGCAAGCGAGCCGTCGTAAGCCCACTGCCGATTTGCCGCTTCGCTACTCCATGGGAACCCGGCCTCAATCCATGTCGTTCTGTCGTCCACCGATGCGCCTAGGCTTGTGAGCAGCGTGTTCTGCGCGCGCACCACCGACGACAGATCGATCTCGAACAAGTACTCAGCGCTCGGCGCGCCGCTGGTCATTCGCAGGACCTGCGTTCCTTCGACGGATGCCACGGTCGCAAAGTGCTTGATGCCCGGGAACCCAGCTGACTGTTCGTCCCTTTCGAGTAGCAGGTTCGCGTTCTGCGGCTGCGCCACCACCGTTGAGACGAACGCCGGTGTGTCGCTGTAGATGCCCGGCGAGGAAATGGCCTTGATCCAGAACTTACGCAGTCCGTCAAACCCAGACGGCAGCGTGTAGCTAGTCGACTTCACCTCGGCCACAAATAGGGATGCATCCCAGGCGGAGCCCTCTCGCAGCTCGTAACCGACGACCTCGGGCTCGATGTTGGGGAGCCAGCGGAACTCAAGTCGGTTGGCGGACTGAACGACATCAAACTGCCGAACCGATGCCGGCGCGCGCAGATCGAGCAGGAAGGTCGTGACGTTGGCGCTGTAGTTGCCAGAGGTGTCCACCGCACGGATGTGGTAAGCGTATTGGCCCGACTTGTCCTGGTCGTGGATCATTTGCGTGCCTGCCGTCTTGGCCACCAGCGCGCCAGAGTCCCAGCCAGGCCCGACTCGCACCTCGTATCCGGCCAGGTCGGCGTCTGTCAATTCGTCCCATGTCAGAAGCAGGTCCGTCACGCGCCGCTGCACGATGAATCCTGTGACGTCAGACGGCGGGAGCAGCTTGCCTTGCACGATGGCGGTCAGGGTTGCGGGCGTGCTTTCCTTTCGTGTGACGCCGATCGCGCGCACCTGGAACTCGTAGTCGCCTTCTTGAGCGTTGCGGATCTCGGCGTAGTTGGCGCTGGTCAGCGGGAGGCTTGTGAAATTGCCGCCGTTGACCCGATATGTCACGCGGTATGCGATCGCCGTCTGAACCTCAGTCCAAGAAATCTGCACGAGCACCTGGGCTTGATCTTTCACCCGGTACAGGCTTTCGGTCATGGCCAGGCCAGTCGGCGCAGCCGGCATGTCCGAGAGCACGGTGATGGAGCGCGGCTGCAACGCTAGCCCCTGCTCGATCGCGTCGTACTTGCTTGGGTTGTGGGCGAGCGCCGTGACCTCATGCACCCCTGGGTCGGTCTCTGCGATAGACACCACCCGGAAGAGCTGCGGCTCCACGACTGTTGAAGCCAGAACCCAGATCGCGCCAACTTGTGGCGCTTCGGAGAACGGGATCGTCAAGTTCACGACGCGACCGGCAACCCATCCGACGTTCCTCTCTTCCACCTTTCCACCAGGTGTAATGACGGACAGACGCCAGACCAGGTCGGCCGGCACGTCTTGGTCAAGGGTGACGCTCAATGCCGTGGCTCCAGCGATTCGGCCACCCAGACGCATCCCACCGCGCACAGGGTCGGCGACCTTGATGACGTCGCCAGGGCGAACCACAGCACCCTCCAAGCCAGTGCGGAAGGTGACGATCTCCGACTCGGACTGCTCGGAGTACAGGAGCCACTTGCCGACGCGGTGCGCCTGGCCGCGTGAGGTGCAGCCCAGGGCCACCACCTCGGTCTGCACGATGCCGTAGCGGGCGATGCCGGCGGCATCCTCGACGTACTCGACCTTCTGGCGGTAGAAGTCGTCGGGGTCGTTCCAGGTCACCAGGGCGACGGTGTGCCGCGCCTTGGCCGAAGAGCCCTGGTAGGCAAACTCGCCATCGATCACGTTGGCCGGCGCGAACTGGTAGACCGGGTCGACGGGCGCGTCCTGCGTGACCGTGATTGCACCGCCAGACCAGTACACCATGCCCCGGAAGATCGAGGCCATGTCCTGCACGACCTTGTAGGCCTGCTCGCGGGTCTGGAGATACAGATTGCAGGTGAAGCGCGGCTCGGAGCCGCCGAGGCCGTTGGGCACGAGCTGGTCGCAGTACTGCGCCACGCGGTACAGCGCCCACTTGTCGACCTGCGCCTCGGGGATGTAGCTGCCCAGACCGTAGCGCGTGCTGGTGACCAGGTCATAGAAGCACCAAGCCGGGTTGTCGGTCCAGGCGATCTTGAACGTCCCGTCCCAGATGCCGTTGTAGGCTCTGGTCGTCGGCTCGTAGTTCGTCGGCACGCGCACGCGCAGCAGCTTCATGTCGTAGCTTCGGCGTGGGATCGATGAGAACTGCGAGGCGTCGACGCGCAGCGCCACCAGGGCGCTGTTGGGGTAGCGAAGCTTGCTTTCGATGACCTCGGTGTAGGACTCGAGGAAGGTCTTGTTCTGAACTGCCGAAGAAGTCGAATCGGCGGTGATGCGCCGCACGCGGATTTCCCAGGGTCCGCTGCCAGTCAGCGGTACGTAGTAGCCGCGCTGGTACCTTGTCGTGGTCTTTCCAGAGATGGTGTCGTTGACAACCTCCACAAAGCCGCCGCCGTTGCTCTGGAGGTCGATCGCAAAGGTGACAGAGCTGCCGTTCAGGTCGCCGTTCGTGGTGTCCTGGTTTGTAAGTTGCGGCAGACTGATCTTCACGCGCACCGCGTCAACGTCCGGGTCGGTGATTGAGCGCACGACGCTCTGGCTCGCCTTCACCTCGACGCCGACCGCGACCTCGTTCTCGACGCTCGAAAATCCAGGGACGTAGCCCTGCTGCTGCGTGCCGGGCCGAGTCTCCAAAGTCAGGCCGGTGAAGTTGAAGGAGCCGTCAGCATTCTGGATTGGGGTGTCGTCCAGGTAGACGGACTTGAGCCCGTCGACCAGCCCCTCGATTTCGCCTTCGGAAATGAGGTCCATGACGCGCGCATAGGCCTTCGAGCGCAGGCTGTCCGGTGCCTCCTGGGCGACGTGCGCACTTCCGCCGCCGCCCTTACCGCCGCCGCCGGCCCCGATGATTAGCGCCGTCACGCGGGCACCTCGTCGACGTCAATGCCAGCGCTGATCACGGCCGAGCCGACAATCAGGC